TGATAACCCTGACACCTGTTTGTGTAATGACAGGTGTGCAATGCTCATGTTCCACCCAATCATATTTTTCAGACAGCTTGACAATCTTTTGAAACATTATCAGGTCATCACACTGGTTTATTGTCTGTTCAACCGGGGTTTTGTGTACCATATATTCAACCAGTGCCTTGTTCAGTATCGGTAAATCATTATCAGTTGCAGAAAGTTCTTTCACATAAGCACCGATTCTTTCAACACCACCATCAGCGGCAATCCAAAGGTAATTGTTCACATCCTTCTGATAGATTTCTGTTATATTATCCAGTTCAAGCAATATTGAACACTTGTCTGTTGAACAACGCTGTTCCCATTCCCAACAAATATCATCCACCATTTCAAAGGCTTCATCTGTGTCAGGAATCCAAACGATAAGACCATCTGTGTTTGACTGAATCAGTTCAAATCCCGGTATCACTTCAAGGTGTTCAATCAGGTCAAGCAACATCAACTGACCATTGATGCACATACAGTTGTTATTTCTTGGGTCATATGCCGGGTTGGTTTCATCCTTCATGCCGCCTGAAAGTGCGTTCAGCATTTTCTTATATGGCAACTGTGCTTTTTTCAACCGCTTTGCTTCTGCCTTGTTTCCATCTTTGGCGGCTGCAACCTGTGCCTTTTTCAGTGCCTTTCTTGTCATATATACCTTGGTGTAGTTGTCATTGGATGCCGCCCTTGTGACAAGTCCCCAAGCAATCAGCATTGATGGATAATAGTTATTCACATCTACATGAAGAATCTGCCCGGTCTTGTGTATTGGTGTGGCTGTTGCACCATGCAAGCCGCCAAAACCAAATGAATGGGGAATACCCGCAACAACTGTGTCAAGGCTCTGTGATTTATACCAAAGTTTTTTATCGTATTTGTCACAATGCTGTAAATCCATTTCCAAGGCTTCTTTTTTCTTTTGTTCAAACCAATCCTGAACATATTTGTATTTGTTCAGTTTCAGGCAAGGAAGAAAGAAATAGTCAAATTCATCCTCAAAGTCTTGCTTGTAGCATCCAAGCACCTTTGCAGTTATTCTTGCTTCACTGTCACCTATATTTGAAAGTGCCACCATATCCGGGAACGCCTGAATGATTCCATGCATCGCATTAAATTCATCTATCTTTTCAAGGAATATCTTGATTGTCTGTTCCACATCATGCCTACAATATTTTATTGTTTCCTCAATTTCAGCCTTGGTCAATTTTCTATTTATATCAAAAGGAACGCCAGTTTCCTTGATGTTTGAGCCAAGAAAACCTTCCATTGTTTTCAATCCAACTGGGGGGTTCGGCATAACATCGTAATTTGTCATCGGTACTTTGTTGAATACAGATGAAAACTGCCAACCTTCCCTATTTTCCAAAATTATCCAGTCATTGATTCTTTTGGGGTTCATTCCTAACAGTATGCCTTTCATAATGTACTGGTCATAATGCCTGTTATTAAAACCCACCCATATATTGCTTCTGTTTGCTTCATATAAGGCTTTTAATTCATCAGGGTTATTTACTATTACCTGTTCGGTTTTGTTGATAGCATCAATGAAAACTGCAAGCCAGTCCTCTTTGAATACCTCAAAATCATAAAATATCACTAAATGCCACCCCTTTTTGAAAATGGCGATGGAAGTGTAGCCTTACCACCGCCATATACTATTTTAGTTAAGACATCTTAACTATTCAACAAAATTTTTTACAGGTCAAACACTTCATTGATGCTGATAGGATTGAACGCTTTAGCAGCATAGGAAACTTCAACTTCAATGTTGTTCTGAATGGACTGGAACACATCAAGAATCTGTTCCGCAAAATCTGAATAGTTGACGAACTCAACAGGTTCTTCATCATCACCAAGCAGCTTGTTGACCCAAGTGCAGACAGACTTGATTGCCTTTCCGTCATTCCATGTTTCACTGGTCTTGTTGCCGCAAATCTTGCGGTTGAAGAAAATCATGCGGTTCTTCTGGTCTGTTTCCACGCTGTCACCATGCTTGTCAACACCTTCTTTAATCTTGCACTGAACTGAAAACATCGGCTTTTCATCCGTCTTGGTCAGCTTAATTTCCATCTTCTCAATGCTGACAATGTACTTGCCATCAGGGACATCCGCAAATTCCGTATCACCCGCTTCCTGATACTCTTTCTGTAATCCCTCTAAATCTACCTGTTCATCAAACTTGCTGAAATCTACTGCCATAATTTTTCACCTTTACCTTTCTTAAAAAATTGTTCTTTTTACTGATAAGACTGTTTTTAACAGTTCAAATGCCTGTTCTTCACTGAATCCGGCTGCAACATAGGAATCATAAATTTCCTTCTGTGATTTTACAATATCCTGAATCGGTGTTTTCTTTGGTGCTTCCGGGTTCGGTTTCTTCATTCCCGGTGTGATGCTCTGTCTAACCGCTGATGAAATTATTGCATCAAATATTTCATCAGGTAAACCAAATGGATTGTTCATTTTCGTGTACCCCTTTCTTAGCGTGTTCTTCTTGTTCTGCGTGTGCGTGTGGTCTGTTCAGGTTCGGTTTCCTCACTCTGAACTGATTCAGTATCAGCCTGTGTTTCCTGTGACTGTGGCTGTTCCTTGCTTCTGCGGGTTCTTCTGCCCGGTTCAGGCGGGTTCATAGCACCTTCAAGCGGGTTCGGTACTTCCTTACCCTGTGCTAAAGCCTTTACACCTTCACCAAACTGTTCCTGTGTGATTTCTTCCAATACCTTTTTACCGTCAACTACAAGGTCAACACTGTCACCCTTATGTTTCATCAGATAATTACCGTCTGACGGTCTGTAAAAATAGGCATCCTTTTCAAGTACAACTGTCACGCTGTCTGTATTATCTTGCCAGTCACCTGACTGTTCAGCAGTCTGTTCAGCCTGTTTTCCTTTTCTTTCCTTGCGTGTACGCCTTGGCGGTGTTTCAAGTTCAGGCTGCGGGATGTTCTCCGTTGCCGCAACAGCTTCATCAAAAGGAATTTCTTCCCTGTCACCCGCTGCTTCTGCAATGGCATCATCACACTTTTTCATGTAATCGTTGACTTTCTCTTTATTTTCAGCAACAACTTCATCATGGGTCTTTTTTTCGGTTTCAGCGGCTTTCTTTGAACCTCTTGCCCTTCTTCCATTGGTGTCAGGCTTTGCCACATCAGCCGCAACCGCTGCATCTTCCTGATTCATTTCAGCATCCGACTTGTATTCACCGACTTCATAGAAGTTGCGGATTTTGTCGGCTACATAGTTCAAATCATTGTCAATGGCGTATGCCGGGAACATCCCCATAGGTGACTTTACTGTGTCCTTGCCGCTGTTCTGTGTGTAGAAGTAATATTTACCTTCATTCACACCTGTTCTAAGTACGATTGTGAAAAGTCCTTCAATGGTGATTTTTTCCCTTAACAGCTTACCAATCAACTTGATTGTGGTAACACCGTTTTCAAGGGTTTCTGTGTGGGTCATATATGCAACCACTACATCATCAGGTAATTCCTTGCAAACCTCGATGATTTCAAAGTAATTTGCACCAAAGTCATTCCACTTGTCCCAACCGCTTTCTTTGATGCGGTTCATGTACGGAACTGAAAGAATATACTGGAAGTCATCAACCACAAGCAACTTCTTCCCGGCTGCCGCCTGTTCCTTCATAAACTTGCAAATCTTGCGTGATTCTGTTTCACTGTTCAGCATACTGAACTTACCTTTGAACGGTAACGGTTTACCAACAGGGTTTACAACCGCTGTTGTGTCCGGGTTGCAATTCCTCATACTGGTACTTTTACCGGTGCCGGATTCACCCATTACTAAAAGCATCTGTGCCATATTATTTCACCTGTTCCTTTCCTGTATTTTTTATATCCTGTTTATATTTGTCCTCATACCAGCGCATGGGTTTACCACTGAAATTTGTTTTCGGCTCCCAAATTACTCCTTTACCGATTTTTTGGATTATCCCGTCTTTTTTCTTAATTATAATTGTCATTGCCTGAGCCATTATTATTCATCACCACCTTCCCCTGCGTCGCCCTCTGTCACCCTGCTTGACCACAAATCAGCATAGTGCAGTATCAGATACAATGGGGTTTCATTTCCCTTTACACCATAGTTTGCTGTTTCATACAGTCCATCGTGAAATCTGATAGCAAATTCTTCATCTTCTGTCAGGTCAATGAAAAGTGTTGCCAACTTGATTGACCGGGTTGCATGGTCAATAGGAAGTAATGATGGGTTACGCTTGTACGGTTTTGCTTCTGACCTCTTACCTGTTTTCAGAATGTTTTCAACATACATCTGCTTTCCATAATCGCCGCACTTCCCAAGGTCATGTAATGCAGCCGCAATAATAACTGAATC